GCGAGTCGCTGAGCAAACGGGGCGCTGCCCTGGCTTAGCAGCATTCACATCCACACCACGAAAAGGAATCCATCATGGACCTCATGGAAATCAAGAATGTCATCGACCAGCAAGGCGAGGCATTCGCTCAGTTCAAGAAGGCTAACGACGCACTTGTTGCAGCAAAGGCTGACGGCAAGGCCGTTGGAGATTTGGAAGCCAAGGTTGCCACCCTGTCCAGCGCGCTGGACAAACTCACCGAGCAAAAGGCCGCCATTGATGAGCTGCTGCTGAAGGCGGCCCGGCCGGGTGGCCTGGGCGCCGATCCGAAGGACGCCGAGGCAAAAGCCACGGAGCTCAAGGGCTTCAACAACAGCCTTCGCGCCGAGTACCAGTCGAAGGGCCGTGCCTTCCCTGGCGAGCTGTCGCAAGACGGCTATGCCCAGTACAAGAGCGGGTTCTTCAAGCTTATTTCCGGCGTTTCGTTCGACAACCTTTCGTCCGACGAGCGCAAGGCGATGAGCGCTGGTAGCGATCCTGACGGCGGTTACCTGCTGCCGGCTTCGACGCAAGGCGGCGTGGTTGCCAAGCTGTACGAGCAGTCGATCATGCGCCAGATATGCGACGTGCAGACGATCAGCACCGACAAGATCGAAGGCTTGGTTGACAACAACGAGGCGTCGGCTGGCTGGGTGTCGGAACTGGGCACTCGCTCCGACTCTGCTACCCCGCAGGTCGGCAAGTGGGAAATCCAAGCGCACGAGATGTACGCCATGCCGAAGATCAGCCAAAAGCTGATTGACGACGCGGCTACTAACGTGGAAGCGTGGCTGGCAACCAAGGTTGCCGACAAGTTTGCGCGCGTTGAGGGCACCGCTTTCTGGCAAGGCACTGGCGTCGGCCAGCCCTACGGCTTGGCTAGCTACACCACCGCTGCGACGGCTGACAGCTCGCGTTCCTGGGGCGTGTTTGAGCACGTGGTGACGGGCGCCAATGGCGACTTCCACACCACCCAGTTTGACCCGATCCACACCCTGATGGGCGCGTTCAAGGATCAGTACCTGCAGAACGCGCAATTCGTCATGCGTCGCGCTGTACGCACTGCCGCTCGCAAGCTCAAGGAAAGCACCACCAACCGCTATCTGTGGGAACCCGGCATGCAAGTCGGCGCCCCCGAGCGTTTGATGGGCTACCCCTGCCGCGTTGACGAGTACATGCCCGCCCTGGCGTCTGGCTCGCTGTCGCTGGCGTTTGGTGACTTCCGTCAGGCTTACACCATCGTTGATCGCCTGGGCATCCGCACCTTGCGTGATCCGTACACGGCCAAGCCTTACATCGTTTACTACAGCACCAAGCGCACGGGCGGCGGCGCCATGAACACCGAGGCAGTTAAGTTCCTCAAGTTCTCCACCTGATGACGGTTAGGGCCGGCGCTGCCGGCCCGCATCAACTCAACATTGAAAGGGCCAAATCATGGCGACCAACGATCTCACCAACAACATCACGCTTAAGCGAGTGATCAGCCCCGTGTCTGTCGCGGACACCACCGCCCAGGTCGGCACTATTGTCGATTCGCTCGGATACAACAGCGTCACGTATGCCATTGCCACCGGCTCTATTGCCGATGCCGATGCGACGTTTACGGTGCTGCTGGAAGAGGGCGACACTGCCAACCTGAGCGATGCCGCTGCCGTTGCCGACGCCGATCTGATCGGCACCGAGGCGCTGGCTGGCTTCCAGTTTGACGACGATAACGAGTGCCGCAAGCTGGGATACACGGGCATCAAGCGCTACACGCGCCTGACGATCACCCCGGTGAACAACGCCTCGGCCGCGCTGCTGTCTGCGGTTTGCATTCTTGGCAATCCGCATCTGGCGCCCACGTCGAACCCGCCGGCCTAAGCGATGGCCCTGAAGATCATCACGGCACCGGCAACTGAGCCGGTGACGCTGGCCGAGTGCCGCCAGCAGTTGCGCATCGATACATTGGACGATGACACGCTGCTGACGGCACTGATCACGGCAGCGCGGGAAAGCTGCGAGCACTTGCTGGGGCGCGCGTTGATCACGCAGACCCTTGAACTGGTGCTTGACGAGTTCCCGTCCGGTGATGAGATCTGCCTGCAACGTCCGCCGGTTTCTTCGATCACCTCGATCAAGTACCTGGACGATGCAGGCGTCGAACAGACGTGGTCAAGCGCGAACTACACCCTGGACACTGACGACATCAGCGCCAGGGTGTTGCTCGCCACGCCGACGACTATCTACCCGTCCACGTATGACCGCGACTCGGCTGTGCGGATTCGGTACGTGGCCGGCTATGGTGCTGCATCAGCGGTGCCTGTTGCGATCAAACAGTGGATCTTGATCCGTGTTGCCACGCTATACGAATACAGGACTCAGATCATGGCGGGCGTGTCCGTCAACGAACTGCCGGGCGGGTTCGTGGATCGGCTCATTGATCGTTATCGGATCTGGTGATGCCGCTGAACCTCAACCGCTTCAGTCGGCGCGTCACGATCCAGCAGCGCGCCACGACAGATGACGCCATCGGCCAGCCTGTCGAGACATGGGCAACCGTGTGCGAAGTGTGGGCCTACGTCAAGGCGCCAACCGGCATGCAGACGACTGAGCGGGCGATTGCAGATCGTGAGGCATCGCCCACGACGTACAGCATCCGCATCCGCTACCGCACAGACATAACGGCTGCGATGCGCGTGGTCCTGGGCACGACGACGTTTGCAATCAGCGACGTGATCGAGGACTTTGCAGGGCGCGAGTATCTCGATCTGGTGTGCGTGGCTGGGGTAGGCGATGGCTGAAGTACCGGCGAGCCAAGCGCAACAGCCTGCGCTGCCTGTCGCCTATGGCGGCAAGAACCGTAACACCAAGCTATACACCAGCACCGACAGCAAGGTGTCCTTCAGTTCTTCGCTGTCCGCGCAGCTTGAAACGCTCGCGCAGAACCTGCAAAGCAAGGTGGCCGCATCGGCAGCGTTTGCTGGATCAGACCTGCTTTACAAGGAAATGCGGCGGCTGGTGCCTGTCGAGACCGGCAAGCTCTACGGCGCCATCTACCAGTACCACAACGATGCGCTGTCCACATCATCGCGCCACATCTACAGCATCGGCCCGAACAAGCGGGAGGCGCCGCACTGGTGGAACGTCGAATACGGCCACTGGCGATACAACCGATCGGTTGGCGGCAAGTTCCTGCGCAGCAAGGAAGCCAAGGACAAGAACAAGCGCGGCCCCGAGTACCACACCATTCAGGCCGGCATGCTGAAGGAACGGCAATGGGTGGTCGGCATCCCCTACACCCGCATGACGGCTGACAGGATGCCCGACGCAATTGCCGCAATGAAAAAGCGCTTTGCCGAGCGCATCAAGGAACTGCAAGAGGGCAAAGAGTGAGCCTCGAAACAGACCTCGTTGCGGCAATCGAGCTGATCTGCCCGCGCGTTTATCCAGACATCGCGCCAGACAACGCGGCGTTGCCTTACATCACATGGCAACACGTTGGCGGCGGCGTCATCAACCCGCTGGACAACAGCGCACCGAACAAGCGCAACCACCGCATCCAGATCAACGTCTGGAGCAAGACGCGGCTAGAGGCCAACGAGATCCTGAACGACATCGAAGACGCCATCCGCGCCGCGCCGCTCAACGGCCGGCCGGTGGGGGCTCTCTTTGCCCGCTACGAAGAGATGACGCGCCTGCGTGGCGCACAGCAGGACTTCACATTCTGGCGCTGAGCTAACGCGCTAGCCAATCAAACCCGCCTGGGGCAACTCAGGCGGGTTTTTTCTTGCCCGTGAGGGCAGCAACCCGGCCCGCAAACGCGGGCTTTTTCACTTCTGAAGGAGCCCCTCATGGCTTACACGTTCCCCGAAGGCAGTGCCTTCTACTTCTCCTCGACGTTTGCGGCGACGAAGACCATCTCGGCGCTGACCAATGCAAACCCCGCCGTTGCCACCAGCACCGCGCATGGTTACGTGGACGATGACATCGTGCTGGTCAGCTCCGGCTGGGAGGACGCCACCGACAGTCTCTACAAGGTCAACCAGACGGCCACTGACACGTTCGAGCTGTTGGGCCTCAACGCCAGCAGCACGTCCTTCTTCCCTGCGGGCTCTGGCACTGGAACTGCGTCCCTGGTGTCGTCATGGGTGTCGATCCCGCAGATCCTCTCCGTGAGCACCCAGGGCGGTGACGCTCGTTTCACGCAGGTCAACCTGCTGGCCCGCCGCAATGCGACCCAGGTGCCCACCGGCTTCAACCCGGCGAGCATGACTCTGTCGCTGGCGTTCGACCCGTCGAATGCCAACTACATCACCATGCTTGACCTGAGCCGCGGACTCACGCCTGTGGCTTTCAAGATGGTTCTGAGCGGCGGCGCCATGATGCTCGCATATGGCTATATGAGTGTGTCTGAGGTGCCCAGCCTCAACGTCAACCAGGTCAACGCGGTGAACTGCTCGCTGACGTTCCTGAACAAGCCCATCTCCTACGCTAGCTAACGCCTAGCCCGCGTCAACTGACGCCACGGGCGGGCACTAGCTATGCCCGCCCTTTTCGCCCTGTTCGCAGGGCTTTTTTGTTTGCGACAAGGAAAACACACAGTGGCAAAGATCAAATTGGATCTGGAACCGACAGACGTTCTTTCGTTCGATCGAGTCGTGCCGATTCCGACGCCTGATGGCAAGAGCCTCAAGGTTACGTTCACGTTCAAGTACCGCGACCGCGAAAGCGCCATCAAATACTTCGACGAGTACCGCGAACAGCTCGTGGCATTTGTGGACGGAGAACAAAGCGACGCACTCGCCAAGACGCTCGAATACATCGAATTCGAGGTCCGCACGATCATGGACGTGGCAAGCGGCTGGAACATCGATGCGCCCTGGGACGCCACCAATCTGCGCAAGCTCTTGGTGAAGTACGCCGGGGCCGGCAGCGCCATCATGGCTGACTACCGGGTGTCGCTTACACAAGGCCGCCTGGGAAACTGATGAAGGTGGCGCAGCGCTTGTATGAGCGCTTGCCCACCGTCGAAGAAGTCGGGGTTCTTGGGCTCAAGCCCGAGGACTTCGCCGGGCCACCAACCATCGTTTGGCCCGAGAACAAGCGCAGCGTCGAAGTCTTTTTGACGATGCGCACGCAATGGCGCTACTCGTTCGGCGGCGCATCCGGCCTGGACTACTCGGCTCTGCCGGAAGTCTGGCGCCGGCTCAAGGTGCCGCCAGATGAGCGGGATCAGCTCTTTGGCGATCTGCAAACGATGGAACACGCGGCTCTTGCCGCGATGCACGAGGGCAAGTGATGTCTGACCAGATTGCCGCAAGCGTCCTAACCATTGGCGTTGATGTTGCTGACGGCGTTTCTGGCCTGACTCAGTTTGCCAACGTCGCCAAGCAAACAGAAGCCCAGGTCGCGGCGTCGGCCAAGAAGGTTGACGACGCGCTGAAGGCGATCAACGCGGCCGGCGACAGCCTGGGCGAGGGCGCGTCAAAGCGCTTGGTGAACACCGTTCGCGCGCAAGAAGCGGCGATTCAGAAGCGTAACGCCACCCTTGAGGAGTCGATTCAGATCGATTTGCGCCTCAAGGGCGCGTCCGAAGATGTTGCGCGGGCCATAGCCGCGCGCGCTGCGGCAGCCGAGCGAGAGGCCGAGGCGCAGCGCAAGATGGTGGCTGAGCAAAGGGCCACGGTTGACGCGCTGAAGGCGCAGCAACAGGCTCAGCTTGCAGCCGCTGCCGCTGCAGACGACTTTTCCAAGCGCATGGGCATGGTCGGCATCACTGCCGGCCAGGCCAAGAACGCGCTGCGGCAATTGCCTTCTCAGTTCACCGACATCTGGGTGTCGCTGGCATCCGGCCAGCAGCCGATCACCGTCTTTCTGCAGCAGGGCGGCCAGATCAAGGACATGTTCGGCGGTGTCGGCAACGCCGGCCGCGCGCTGCTGTCTGTGCTCACGCCTATGCGGCTCGCCATTGGCGGCGCTGGGGCGGCCATTGTGGGCCTGGGGATGGCATACAAGCAGGGCAGCGAAGAGGCCGACAACTACCGCAAGTCGCTGGTGCTCACTGGCAATGCGGCCGGCGCCACGGTCAACCAATTGGCCGGGCTTGCTGCGGCGGTATCCAAGAACGTCGGAACACAGTCACAGGCTGCTGCCGTGCTGGTGCAGCTTGCCGAGTCGGGCAAGGTTGCCGCTGGCGACATGGGCAAGCTGGCAGAGGCTGCCATCCGCCTGGAGCGAGTGGGCGGGCCTGCTGCTGCCGAGACGGTGAAAGCGTTTGCCGAGCTTGCAAAGGAGCCCAGCAAAGCAGTTGCCAAGCTCAACGAGAGCACGAACTTCCTGACTGTCAACCTCTATAAGCAGATCAAGGCACTAGAGGAACAAGGCAAGACAACCGAGGCCGCACGGCTGGCGCAGATTGCGTTTGCTGAAGCCAGCGACAGCCGCAGTGCAACGCTTGAGGCGCAACTTGGCAGCCTGGAACGCGGCTGGCTTGCAGTCAAAGAAGCCATCAGCAAAGCGAAGGACGAGTTGCTAAAGATCGGCCGCGCTCAGACACCGTCGCAAGAGCTTGCAGCGCTTCAGGCAAAGCTGCAGACAGCCGAGGCACGGCCCGAGGGTGAGCGTGATCCGCAGCGCATCAAGTTCATTGCCGAGGCGCGCGAGCGGATCGAAGTCCTGCGGCTACAGATTTATCAGGAACAAGAGCTTGCCCAGGCAGAAGCCGATCTTGCGCGCGTGACGAAGACCGGCATTAAGGCGGTAGACGACGCCGCCGAAGCCGCCAAGAAGCTCGGCAAAGAGCGCAACGCAGCGCTAGACGCGCAGCGCGACGCAGCCAAGGAATACGCCGACGCGATCAGGGATGCGATCAAGATCCAGCAAGAGGCCGAGGGCGCTACGCTGGGCCTGAACAAGGCTCAGGAGCGCTTGGTCGAGTACCTGACATCGGACGCATACAAGCGGCACAGCGATTCGATGCGCGCAGTCGTCGTGCAGCATCTGGCGGCCGCCAGCGCGGCTATCGAAGGCGCTGCTGCGCTGAAGTCCGAGGCAGACGCCCGCAAAGACGTGATCAGTGCCATGGGCAAGGAGATTGCCGAGCGCGAGAAGAACCTGGCCGAACTGGACAAATCCCTGAACTCTCAGCAGCGCAGCGTGCAGAGCCTCGAAGACGAGCTATATGCGCTGCAGAACGGCAAACAAGCGCTTGAGGAACGTGTCGCGCTGCGCCTTGAAGA